ATCGTGCATTAATTCAAATCCGTTGTTATCTTTGTAAAATATATGATTTACATAAGCAGTTACTTGTTCTGCTATAGCACCATCACCAACATTAACTGGTTCAAACTCTACTGCTTTAGATGAAGTAGTAAACACCTTCATAATTTGTGGCAATGCACCATCTACTACTTCTGCCACTTCACCAGTTACAATTTGAGAACGACCTTCTACTTCGTTACCATAAGGCTCACGAAGATAATACTCTAGTGCTGTTTGTCTTTCTTGGGATGTTTCGGTTTCAATGAATCCTAAAGAATCATCAATGTGGGATTCAACAATATTAAGCAATGCTCTGCTTTCATCTGAATCTTTATCCATATTTTTTTTATCATATGCCATTTATACTATCCATGTGGTATTAATCTCTAGTGGTTTAGACCATGCTTCCATAGGTGATTCATCTAATCCTACGGCTAAATAACGGAACGCATCACTTGCGTGAGATGCCCAGTCATGAAATGGTCGGTCATGAAATACATTTCTTTTTTCGTCAAATACTCTACGATAGTTGCGTAGTGCATCTAACCCTTGTTTAGTGTTATCTTTGTCAAACCAACAGCGTGGTAATATTTTGCGTGCTGCTGCAATACCATCCATAACAGTTAATTTGTTTGCTACAATAATATTTAATCCAGCTTCTTCTAACATTTCTTTTCTGGATTTACCTGTACCTAATTCTCTTACAGCTACATCATGAGGTAATATGTGTGTTGCGTACATATAATCATGTTCTCGTAACCAATTAACATAGTAATCAAGACCTACACCATGATTTTCTACAAAATCTATAAGTCTTATTTCTTTATTAACTAGCTGTGCTACCCATATACTGGTACTGTCTGACATGCCTAAATCCCAACCAGTATAAGTTCTTGCTAGTTCGTCTTTAGGTATATCTGTTATTTGGTTTTTTTCTTCTACATCATTAATAATAGATGAATAGTAAGAGCCTTCTACAGGTGCATTGAAGCTACACTCAAACTCTTGCATATACTTATCATCACCCATTTCAGCTTTTGCTGCGAGCAGCTCTTGCTTGTCTACAATGCCTGTTTCAGATGATTTAAATTCTAGCAGCTCCCATCCTTCACTTCTTGAACCTCTATCACGCAAATCTTTAAAATGATTTTGACCTTTAGGGGTACCCATAGCTACGCAGTAGCCAAGTCGGTCTGCAAGGGCAGGTCTGACAATCTCTGTGAATAATGTAGGATTAATGTTCCCAATCTCGTCAAGAACGCACCCGTCTAGGTAAATTCCACGCAGACTATCAGGGTTATCTGCACCATATAAGTTAATACGCCTACCCATAAAATCTACACGCAGTTCAGCAATATTTGCTTTAGCGTTTAATGGTCTAGTGTATTCTAGTAAATAATCCCATGCTATTCGTTTAGCTTGATTGTAAGTTGGTGCTACATAAGCAAATCGTGGGTTAGGCTTTTCACAGTTTAATGCACTATGTATTAATTGGTTTATAGCACAGACTGTTTTACCCATACGTCTATGAGCTACCACTACACTAAAACGGCTACCCTTTACCATCTTATGTATTTCTTTTTGTGGTGGTCTAGGGGTATATCCTGTTGTTATTTGTTTATCCATACTGTTTAAACAATGTAACTCTCTTGCGAGGTCGTTACCCTATGTTAATTTAATATAATACAACCTTCTGCTTCCATACAGGGGTAGTCAGAATACATTTTATTTCCACATGAATTACCTGTAATTCTTCTCGGTCTTGATTTTAGTGCTTCTAATAATAATTCTGTACTAGATTTTTCGTCTGTAAATAGCGTACTAGCATCATAAATATTTTTACTTTTATCTATAAACTGATAATACTCGTTATGTATAAAATAAGTACAACCTTGTAACAATAAACACAAGATTATAACTTTTACCATTTCTTACAAGACCAATATCCTGCTGATAGTTTGCTTTTTTTCTGGTCGCATTTATGTCTAGCTCTAAAAGACTTTCTTCTAGCTGGTTGGTCTTTTTTAATCGTCATATTAGCATCACCAAAGCGTACTAATTTTACTGTAGAACCTTCTTTAGCAAGTACAGCAAACTTTTTAGTTTTAGTTCTAGCTCTTTTTGGTTTGTTATAACCAGAAAAAGTTTCTCCTCTATACTTTATAGACATTATGCTTTAGCTCTAGCTTTTGCTGTTTTTGACAATTCACTAAAATGAAAAAGTTTTTCAGATGTTTTGGTATGGTTCTTATGACTATGCAAATCACCATTGGGCATTTTGTGTGTATTGCCTTTCCATTCCATACCACTTCTAGTGTAATGTTTTACGCCTTTCATAATTAAGCCTTTTTAGTTTTCTTTTTTTTCTTTTTATTCTTTTTAGAGTTAGGAAAGCCTTTTTGCATTTCCTTGTATGCTTTTTTAGTAATAGTAGATTTCTTTTTAGTTCTGCTAGTACCTGCTTTTTTTCTTTTATTTATATTTTCGTATAAACTCACTCACAACCTCCTTGTGTTTCAAACCATCTGCGTAGTTCTTCTAGTCTGTTATGTATGTTTTTTTCTTTTTCTTTTTGTTCATTACTTTCTTTTTTGTTTTTTTCATTGGATTGTTTTTGTCCCCTGCTCCCATTTTCTTTTTCCTTATCAGACATTAAAAATTTGTTCGCATTTTTGTATTCGCAAACACCCTATATCAATAATAAAATAACTATAATCGGTTTTGTTTTTGCTGTCATCTATTTTTTCAGCTTCATAAAACTCAAAACCAAATTGCAATCCCATAATAAAATGCCATGACCACATAATTTACCCCATAGGTTTTTTGTTAGATTGAGCATATGCAATAGCAATAGCTTGTTTTTTATTTTAACTTTTTTACCAGAAGATGATTTTAATTGACCATTTTTAAATTCTGTCATAACTTTTTTAATTTTTTTTTCTTTTATATTCATATTATGGTAATAAATTTAATAATTTATTTAATAAATTTTCTTTTGGCTCCATGTCCTCTAACATTTTTCTTTGGCTTTCTTCTAAATACTGAATAGTATTTGGAGAGTATCGTTCATCATACATCCTAAATCTTTCTTCTAAATCCATTCTTCTTCTTGCATCATCCATTATCAATTGTTCTTTATTGGTTAATTGTCCAACTGAATTATTTATACCAGATGCGAACATTCTCATTTCTTGGTCTGACACATTTCCAAAAGCACCATTCGGATTATTAGCTCTCATTTTTTGAATATTTGCCAATTCAGTCATTGGATTCATATTATTATCAGCACGCATTATGCGTGGGTTCTGCATCATGCTTAATAGTTGGTTTAGTTTATTCATATCATAATTCATAGTATGTTGTCCTTAAATATACTTGGTATATACATGGTATATACAACGTATACCATAGAGAAGAGAAGAGTAGAGAAGAGTATATAGTAAAAAAATAAAATTTAGGTACTGGCGTTTATTAATCTATTCCAGTAACTACTTTTATGTTTATAGGGGCACCCCCTTCTCCAGTTAATTCTGTAGTATTTTTTTCTGACCATTGAGCACGAGTCTTTAACCAAAACATCATAGATGCAGTATCACCTTGTTTAGCCTTTTCATATAATGTACCAGCAATAACTGCGTTAGCTTCTATGCGACCTTTCTCTAACTCATCCTTATAATATTTTGTGAGCGTATCATGGGACATTCCAAGCACAAGGGCTATATCTTCATACCTAGTACCTACTTTAGATAATTCATAAACCTCATTTCGGGTAGTCGCTAAAATTTGGTGTCGGGGTCTTCCCCTTTTTCTACCTGTGGATAACTTCTGCTCATTTTTTAAGCAATCGTCCTGTGATGCAGTCATATCAAGGGGTTGGGTTTCCTTGTCTGTGGATAACTCCTGCTTATCACCCTGTGGATAACTTTCTGTTGCTTCTAACTCATTGATTTCATTATGTTTATTATTCATATGTTTAAACGTCTTTTCATAAATTGTTTTTATGCTGTGCATGAACCTGTTGATAAGATTGGGCTTGTTTTAAGCCCGTTTAAGCCATTATATTTTGCTGTAAGGGGTAAGGTCAAAGAATGTTTAAAGTCTTTATGATGAGCCTTACAGATACCTTTATGAGCCTATTAAACCTTTTACCCCGTTATATTTACGCTTTAATACCTAACCTATTGATTTAAGGCGTTTTAAGCCTTTTTAAATTCATATGGATAATAGGTATTAAATGCAAATAAAAAGCTCATGATGAGCCTTGCAAGTATGTCAAATTAGATTGATTGTTAGAACGCTTGATTTAATAGGGTGAATTATACTATATAAAGGCTTTATTTTCAAGGCATTAAAAAAGCCCTTAAAAAAGGGCTTAATTAATTGATACTATTTAAACTATGCTATATCCATTTCAGACCCACAATGTGAAGGCAATCCATAATTATTTATAGCACCGTTAGAACATCTTGCAATGAATCCACAGCATGAACATTCTAATTTAATCATTCTTGTAGATTGTTTTTTTCTGCTGTCATTTAATGTCATTTTTGCATGTGGATATTCAGAACCAATCTCTTTTATCCATTTTTCAATTTTAACTTTTAGTTCAGGGCTTTCTGTGGTTGCTGTCATTTTACCTTGAAGCCCAACAGATAAAGCTATTTTTCTAAATTCTTTTCCATGTGGTTTTACGCTTAATAACCCGTTCTTATCATGGTAAAGATGAGTTTGA